TTTTGCTAGGGTTAGTCATCTCTTCCATTCTGGATTCCAGAAATGGACTTATAGAGAAAACCTTGGGACAATAAAAGGGACTATGATCGAGGTCAATAATAGAAATATTATTACCGTGCTCACCAGATGGCATGATATCATGTCATGGTGGTCACGAGGATCGGAAATGTCCACAATAATGACGGTAGAGCGCTCTAGCTTCGCGAGAAGTTGTGCGTTACTCTTACGAGTTAATGGTGTCCAATTCCTTATTCTTTACCTTAAAGCTTCACTATTTATAGTGAACTCCTTTCTTTCGGGAAAGAAGCTTACTAGGGACCAAGTCCCCGGCAAGGTTTGGGTAAGAACGGTCAATGGGTTACCTAGAATCTTACCTGTGTATGTTCGGAATGGAATCCGATCACGGAATTTGCTCTCTATTCGGGTTTGGAACTCTGTTCTGAACTCGTATAAAGGCTTTTTAGGCACTTGGTCTATGGATGGTTTGCTAACTACCATAACCCAAGCTTCCCCAGAATTGGGTTCTAAACCTAGTTTCTGGTTCTTCAGAAGTTTTGTGAAACTCTTCTGGAATAGCCTAAAAATCCGACACAAGGTAAGTGCTCCGGATCTAACTATTCGACGTATGTTCTGTAGTTCGAAAGCAGGACCTAACAACCCCAATGTTGTTTTGGGAGCTGCCCGGGATGCCTATATGTGGTTTTATGCCACTAGAATTATAGGCGCTTCTTCCAATTTTGTAAAAGATTGGTTGGACCTAACAGGGAACAAACCCTGTTGGGAACTCTTCAGACGTGCTGCTAAGACCTATCGTATAAACTACGAAGTCTTAAAAGCAACTGCCCCTAAAATTGCGATTGAACCTGGTCAAACATTCAACGAGAAATTTAATCTTCTCGCCGGATTAATAACTGGGTTCGACCGTTTAGCAGGCAGGCGTAACTATGATGAGGGACTCTCAGTCCCCTACATAGTTGGTAAGCTTCATCCGATTAAAGAAGCTGCCGGGAAGGTTAGGGTTGTAGCTATTGTTGACTATTGGACGCATTGCATATTGAAGCCTCTCCATGATTGGATGTTTCATATGCTTAAACTCATCCCTCAAGATGCTACTTTTGATCAAGAGGGACGGGTTACGTCTTTTAGTCGCAGAGGATTTACGGACCTTTGGTCTATAGATCTTACTGCTGCTACAGACACAATTCCCTGCGAACTTTACAGAATATTATTTTATCCCATTATTGGGAAACGTCTTACAAATCTTTGGCTCTCTATCCTTACGGATAGAGATTACTTCCTGCCTCCGCAGTCTCGCGGCGATGATGGACAACGTGTCCGTTACCGTCGCGGTCAGCCGATGGGCGCTCTATCCTCTTGGGCAATGTTGGCTGTGTTTCATCACTGCCTTGTGCAACTTGCGGCATATAGTGCCAATACGAAGTTTTTAAGTGATTTAGACGCATCACGATTTTGTGATGATGTCCCACTTGAATATAATAAATTTGAGTGGTTCACTGATTACCTAGTGTTAGGTGACGATCTCGTCATCCACGGTGAGCTAGTGGCACGTGAATACGTGCGTCTTGCCGAAGGTCTTGGAGTGAAGGTTGGGATTCCAAAATCATTTATAAGTGAAATTGGTTTCTTTAACTTCGCCAACCAATCTTACCTGGGAGCAGAGAATATTTCTCCACTTTCCTTTAAGGAATTTGCTGGAATAGACTCACTAGCTGGGCGTTGTGAAATGGCTCTTAGAGCTTTCCGACGAGGTTGGGTTGATCACTCAAAGAAGAATATTCTTCTGAGAATGGTCAAACTATTTGTTGGACCAACTACATGGTTTAAGATCCAAAAGGATCTTAAACGTGGTAGAAATCATCCAATAGGTTCCTGGGTAGCCTCGGCACTTCTCGTTCCCGGTACGACAAAATTATCGCCCTGGTTACCAGAAGTTTCCATAAGATTGTACCTAGCATCATTGATGCAGAAAGTACGTTTTTGGAATGAACCGAATGATACCCTTAACAATTTTATTGTTAATGGAAAATATTGGAGGGAGATAGGAGCAATCCTATCCCCAGCCGTGAATTCTCTTTATGCAGATTTTCTGCTATTTAGAAAACGGCTTGATCATATTGATAAATGGATCGACTACACTATCTCTACAGATAGTGAGGCTCTTTTAAAAGTAATTTTTAAAGATGCATTCAAAGATCGTTTTGACGACTGGACGGTCCAATACCGTCACGCCCTCAAAGCGATGCAGGTGTGTCTCCCCCCGAGAGCACCTAACTTTGAAGCTATCCATTTCGAAATGGGAACGGGACTATCAGTTGACGAAAACGTCAAACTTCTAGCGGCCGCGGCGGAAGAACTGCCGCGGGTTCCTGATTTTTCGAGTTTGGACTTCTCTGAATTTGAGAAAGACGGGACATCCATTGATCCCTCTGTGCGTGAGCTCCGGGGCTTTGCCTCGTTGCTTGCTATGGTAGGGAATTTGGAACATCTTCACCGTTACGATAAACCTGGACTTTTCCAATCCGACCGAGATTAGTCTCAGTCACGATCTTCTGTCCTTGGTCGAGGACTGGGCAAACCCCATTTGCCCTAAAGAAGTTTAAAATTAAACATCCTTAGTTGGGTGTACTTCGGCCCGTTACGGGACGTAGAACCCTTGGGAAGCAAATATTTGAGGTAAACACTAGTGATCGACGGACACCTTGTCTATCGTAGCTGGTTCAATATCCTGGAAGGCTTATA